GCTTCTACTTCTTCTTTATCTAAGGATAAACAACCATCTTCTTCTATTAGTCAAAGTAGCTCTGAAGGGCAAAATGTTCAAAGTGATCAAAGTGTTACTAAGAATGCAACTATGGCAAACCCTAACATCAAAACACCAAGTGCACAACCACCAGCTCAACAATATGGTATACCTGATCCAAAGTTCCCTGTAAATAGGGCAGATGACTATTCAGTGTTTTTCAATGCAAATGAACCTGCATTTGGAATTCCAATGCACAATACATAACAGGAGTTTATAATGAATAAATTGTTTTCATGGCTCAAGCAGATCTTTCCATGGATAGGAAGAGTGCTTGAGGACATCGATGGTTCACCTTCATCTAAAAGAGTCATTGCCTTCATGTCAATGATCTTCATGATGGTTCTAGGTACAGTCAATACCATCTACAATATGCATGTTGAGCAATACATCTTTGAGTCATTCAGAGATATTGTCATCGCATCTGTTGGCTTTGTTGGTGCTGAAAAGTTTGCACCTAAAAAGACAGTCGACTCATCAGAATAAAAAAAGGGTGGTAGTTTAAACTACCACCCTATCAATTAAGGGTAAGATGAACTGGGATAGACATTTAGTATCATCTAAACATCTATCCCAGTCAGATATTATGACTCAGAAAGTTTTTTGAAATATGCTAGATCATCGTCATCATCATCTGTATTCCAAGGAACATCGTCCTCGGCTGTCTTAGCTGCAAACTTAGGTGCTGCAGCTTCACGGAACGAAGGAGCCTCAGCGGTTGCTGGTGCATCCTCATACACCTCACGGCGCTCTGCAGCAGCCGCAGTAAGACCAAGCACTGAGTTAAGCTTACGCTTCAGTGTGTCATAGTCCTTGAAGTTCTTTGGATCGATGAACTCCTGTAGAGAGTACTCTGACTTCCAGATATTCTCTAGTTCATCATCACTACGCTTGAGTGGTCCACGCACATCAAACTCAGAAGAGTCATAGTTACGATAGCCAGCAACGTTACGGATCTTGATCTTGAAGTTAGCACCTTCCCATAGATCAAATGGGTTGGTTGGCTCCTCATCAGCAAATGCAGGGTTCATTGCTTCATTGAGCTTATCAAAGATCTTCTTGCCGTACTTGAAGAGCATAATCTTGCCTTCGTTTTCAGGGTTTGCTGGATCCTTGACAACATAGATGTTAGAGACGTATGTAAGCTTACGCTTTTGATCACGTGCCTGCTTACGTGCAGGTGACTGATCGTCTGTGGTTGAATTCCAGAGTTGAGTATTATACTCAGACACAGGATCAGCCTGACCGATTGTGGTCAGAGACTTTTCGATATACCAGAGACCGGTTGATTGGCCCTTGAATCCGTGTTCAAATACACGAACAAAGGGAACATCCTCACCAGCAGGTGCAGGAAGGAAGCGGATAACGGCATAACCATTGCCAGTCTTATCAACGCTTGGATACCACATCCGATCATCCTTAGAGGATGCATTCTCCGATGTGTTCATCTTCTTTAGTTGGTCATTCAGCTTGCTTACGCTGTTTGAGCTTGAACGCTTGAGTGAAGCAAAATCCATATTAATTCTCCGTATGTTTGTATGTTTGTATTATCCACAGTATTCATAATGTATTCTTTATACGTACACTGATATTGTCCCAGTGTACATAGTATTTATATTGGCAATCTGGCGATTTTTGGAAGATACTTGAGATCCTCTGCCTCAGCCTGCACCTTAATCTTAAAGTTAGCATTGAGTTTAATGAGTGATGCTGCAGTCTCAACCTCTAGGTCATTCTGTTCACAGAACAAAACAACGGCATCGATGTAACTGATATCATACTTCCAGATCAGGTCTTCAATTTCCTCAGCAAAACTGGCTGGTGTTCTAATCTTCAGTTCATCCATCAACTAGTTCCTTGACGAGGAAACTTGAACCATCGACGATGACCTCAGCTAGCTTACATGCATTAGTTCGAAGGTAGTCTCGCCCACCATCCACCATGGCACCCTTGATGGCCACGTAGTTATGTCGATACCGAGATACAATAACTTCACCATCCTCACATATGCCACCCGTGATCGGCTCAGAGAAGGCCGTGGAGGCATCTGTGATATACATCCGTGGATGTGGATCATCTGGCCATTTCTGCATATACATGCCAAAGTAGTTGGTATGACCTTTGGATGTGTCAGGATTTGGCTGATAGAATACATCTACAGGTGTGTCGTTCCAGTTATCATTAAGAGTCTTAGTGCACCAGTAGCCCATGTACTTTGCACCATACTTTTCTTCAATGAGTTTGATGCTATCACCGTTAAAATGGTAACCATCTTCGGGTGTCTGTAGGTAAAGATCCATTATATATCCTTTGGTTCATAGGACTTAGAAGAGCACAGTAGCAAGGTTACTCGACCTTTAATTATGTGCGCACATCTTCTGTGCTCATCTAAGTGGTGGGATTCTGTTTCCACGCTCCCACCGGGCGCATTTGAATTAAGCCGCTAGGGCAAATTCAACAGAGCTATTATCGTTAGCTGCATCTACGTTTATGACCACTCGGTCAGCGAATCAGTCTCGGACTTCCTATTTTACGAAAATCGATCCCAAGGCGGGCCCATCATGAACACACTGGATGTTCGGAGAAACCATTAGACCACATTTGTTCCGACTGTGAAAACCAATGTGTTTATGGTGGACCCGGGCGGAGTCGAACCGCCGTCTTTCCGCTTTTACTGTTGTCTGTCAACAACTGATGTTTTATTTATACTACGATGAATTCAGACAGTAAATAGAATTACTGGCAAAATCTTTCCCAGACATAGTACTGATACCCATACTGATCATAGCGAACGTGTGGAGTATCGACACATCGCATGCCATCTTCATAGAAGTAACGTGGCTGTGGTTCTGGGTTGTATCGTGGTGCAGGATACTGTGGCCTGTATTCAGGCTGGTACTCACGGCGTTCACGGTAGCGGTCGTGGTCGCTTGCAATGATGCCACCGATGACCAAACCACCAAGCAGTGGAAGTACCCATCCACCACCATGATGCTCCTCGTGGCGGTATCCACGGTCATCTGCCATAGCTGGAGATGCAATCAACGAAAGAACTGCAGCTGCAGCAACCATCATCTTCATAACAAAATATCCTTATTACTTAGCCTTACGCTTTGTAGTCTTAGGTGCAGGTTCAGGTGTAACTGCTTCAGCCAAAGCATCTTCAAGGCGTGATTCAAGCGCCCTGATCTTGACTGTTGCAACATAAAGATCGGTCTTAAGTACGTCAAGCTCTGCAGATAGCTTTGGGCTGATATGAATGCCAGCAAAAAATGCAGCAATTGCTACTACAACAAATAGAAATGTAATCATAATAGAACTCCTAATATAATGTGGTCACTCCACTAGATTATTTATACTATGTGTTTGCATACTCATCGATTACAATGAAAGTATGTTTCTTACCATGAAGAGTTTCCTTCTTCTTATCCTTGATAACCTTGGGCTTGTTATAGCGCCAAGAGTTACCAGCGACAGGATTACGGGGTTTCATTGCGCATTCTCCATTAGGTAAGGCTTGATAGAACCGAACTGAAGACCAAGCTTCCACTCGAGGCTTTCCCAGCCATAGAAGCTACGCTCCTCAGCATCGATGCCTTCAGCGTCGCACAGGATCTCACATGCGCGAAGGGTGTCGGTGTTAGCAACCAACTGCTTGATCGTGTCGATACGATCGAGAAACTCGGACCAACGGATGGCCTTTTCATGCTTTTCTGCAGCCAGCTGCATCTCGAGCTTATGAACCAGACGCTCGTACGTAGCATCGAAGTCCTCGATAGAATCGAAAATAACACCGCGCGGACGATACCCATACACGTCCTTATGGAGGTCCGAGAAGATGTTACCATCGTGCGAGGCGGTCATGGCATTGATATCCGAAAGAGTAAGCATGATCAAATCTCCTCAGTTGATAATTCATCCTACAGCAGATCGGATTATATGTACACCCTTATTTTCACTTTTTGTGAAAAAAATTAGAACGATGTCCACTCGTACTCGCTGTTACCGGTCTTGAAGCTGATATACCGAGAACCATCCTCCTCGACACGATCCTCCAAGATGTCGGTGATAAAAGTGGTCTGCCAATAGTCTTGTCCAGAGTATGACCGAGCATAGATGCTGCCTACACGCATGACAACGCCGACACGTGGTGTTGCATTATGTTCGGATTCAATTTCACCTGATACAGGATCTTTCCACAGTGCCATGGACATGTTGCCCGAGTCACCAGCTCCATCTCTTGTTCTACGCAATGAATATGCCATTTTACCACTCCGGTCCGTGTGTTTGATCGGTCTTCTTGTAGATCTGAAACCAGTCACATCCATATGCAGGACACACCTGGATAGTGTCTGGCAAGCGATTAGCATCCTTGTCACCACCTTCACCGCAGATGAAGTATCGATCACCAAGCTTTTCTGCTAGGATCGTGTGATCAACAAGTTCATAGAACTTACGAAGACGTTTCAGTTCGCCTTCATATGCTTCAAGTTCGAGGTTCATTATTCTGGAGTCCTGTACCAGTCAATGAGCAAATCCAGTGCATCAATATGCTTCTGGATCTCTGCGTCATCTGCTACTGGATCGCCATAGACAAATACGTGGTTATGTGCACCCAGATCTCTAGCAA